TTAGCCAACAAATTCTAGTTTCTCTCTCGCAACATGTTCCCGCCATTCAGTGGAATCGAATTCCCAACTTGGCGCTGACATGTCACCCTCATCGCCTTCATTAACGAATGTTACCAAGAAAAAGATTTCATCCCCTTCTTCATCATCGTCATCCTCTACCACGTTTACATCAACAACAACCAAACGTTCTCCACCCGGAATTGTGGATACATACAAACCTTCTTTAGGCACTTCAATATTATCAGACATGGGCAACGCTCTCCTTTACGTTTACTAGTGGGTTAAATCTCACCGCGTCTTCTAAATAGTCCGGCGCAAAATGCGCATAAACCATTGTTTGCAAAATGCTTGAATGCCCTAAAATCCGCTGTAACGCCAGAATGTTGCCGCCATTCATCATGAAATGGCTGGCGAACGTATGCCGCAGCACATGCACCGCTTGACCCGCCGGCAGGCCGGGCGCGACTTCCTTCACGCACAGCCGGACATAGGGATAATTCAGATCGTTGAACAGCGGCCCCGACTTCACGCCGCAGGTGATCTCTTTGCAGAGTTCGGGCGAGATCGGCACCGTCCGGTTCTTGTTGTTCTTGGTGTTTAGGTAGGTGACCTTGTTGCCAATCACCTCTTCCTTTCGCAGTTTCGCCACTTCACCCCAGCGGGCGCCCGTAGCCAGGCAAAGCCTAACTGCCTTCAGGTGATCGCCCTCAAGCCGCTCTTGCAGCGCGGCGATCTCGGTCTGGGTAAGAAACCCCATTTCCTGCGCAGGCAGCTTCATTTTCTTCATGGCCTTGAGCGGGTGCTCGCCGTGGTAATGCCCCAGTTCGATGAGAACGGAGAACACGCCACCCAGCATTTCCTGGTCAAGGTTGACTGTCTTGGCTTTCTTGCCTTCAGCAAATCGCAGCGCCCGGTAGTCGGCGAAGAAAGTGCGGGTGATCTGGCTCGCTTTGGGTTGCCCCATTTTCTCCGCCATGACACGCAATTTCTGCGCTCTCTTCACTCCGTCTTTCAGGTGCTGGCCGTGATGGTTCCACCACAGATCGATCAGGTCTGTTAATGGGCGATGGTCAGCGGGCTTATCGAGCCATTCTTTGTTGTTCTGTGTCGCAATCACCCAGCGCTCGAACTGTTGCGCTTCAGACTTCGTTTTAAACTTTTTGCGGACGCGCTTCCCGTCTCTACCTTGTGGTCGTACATCCACCATGTAACCGTCAGCGCCAAGAGACTTAATACTCATCCCCAGAGACTCCTTTCAGCACAAATCCCACCTTTACCCCACGAATTCTTTATACGCCAAGCAGTTAACCAGCCTTCTGGCCTTTTTGGTGGTTGGATGTGCTGTCGTGTCCATCAGGGGAGAGAGCAGGAGAGATCTGTCCGATTTCCGGCGCGACATCCCCTGTCATCAGCCACATCGTGTATTTTTTGAAACGCGCATTGCTCGTAATCTTCATCAATGTCGTACCACCAGGCTCTATCAAGCCGGTTTCATACTTCTTCACGGTGCTGATCGAAATGCCTGTTATTTCGCAAAATTCGCTCTGACTGACCCCTTCGCTCTTACGGATCGCCTTCACTTTGTCGCCTAGAGTGCTTGACATGGTTCATTCCTATGAACTAAAGTCACCTTGGTTCATAATTATGAACCTTCAATAACTGAAATCTGCGTGATCTTAAAGGGTATCACTATGAACAAAAACCGACAAAAAAAGGTGATTGGAGTGAGGGAAAATCAATTACCTGCAGATTACCCATTCGGTGACCTGTTAGAGGAATCGATCTCTGATTACGCGCGCCGCATTGGTAAGAATCCGCAAACGATCCGCACTCAGGCCGACACCGGCGCCCTACCGATTTTACAAGCTCGTCCAGGCGCCAAGCGCCGGGTCAATCTTTACGCCATCTACCTGAATGCCAAACGTCACGCGGAGAAGTTTGTCGCGCATATGGGCTCTTGAGGAGGTCGCTCATGACAGAGATGCAACCGCGCGCCCTAATCCAGCTTTCGAAGCACACGTTCGTCTACCGTGGGTTCACTATCCATAAGTGCCCGCGCCATAGCGAAACGAACCGCACGGCCTACCAACTGATGAGCAACGGGGATTATTTCGGTCGTGATTTCGCACTGGCGGAAGCCATGCGCACAGTCGACAACATGGTCAAAGCTCGGGGAAGAAAATGAAACAGCCTTACAAGATCCTCATTGAGGAACTCCTGCAGCACTACCACACCAAAACGGCCAACTTGCAGATGGCGACCGCCACCGCGCCAGAGGTACGTCAGGTATCACTGAACGATTACGCTTTCCGCCTGTGCATTGGCCTGACCGGTTTACTGAGCACCGCAGAAGCCGCTGGCGATGGCCCGGCCGCCGCCGTTATCGATCGCCTAATCATGCGCTGCAACAACGGCGATATTCCGCAACCTGGATTATCTGCATGAGCCGGGTTAACCCGGCCCATCTGAGAGTGCATCCCTTCCATTAACGGTGGGTGATTGGCGTCACGGGATGCGCTCTCAAATGGGGAAAGGTTTAACGCGGTACGCCACCAGCAAGAGCAGAAACGAGACGTTCAACAATGGAGAGTTTTTCATGATGCTTCTTTTTACCAAGCGAAATCATAGCTCGATTTCTTGCCGGGTTAAAAAGGCTGGAGAGAGCATTACTGTCAAACTCTTCAAGCATATTAACGCGCGCGTTCATCTCATCAACACTGAGGTTATGCATTTCGTTAATAAGCGAAAGATATCGCTTAGCCTGCTGACGCGCAGCTTCGGATTTCTTTCCATGCTGAAAGGCAACTCGAATACCACTAATAATTGCGACTATAGCGCCAAACAACTGACTGAGCCCGCTGTTAGCAAAAATACCAGCGCCAAGAATAAGCATCACAGCATTAGCCGTAAGATCAATTCTGCGGTTAATAGTTTCTGTCATCACCTCCAGCCAATAGCTGTACCAAATGCGGAAGCGCAAAGCATACTCAGTCGGCTGTTGTGCCATAAAAATTTACTCCTCGTCATCATCCTCCGGTGGCTCAGGTTTATGCAACACGTGGAAGTCATCGGATTTATCGCGAGATTGCGAATTGTCATTGTCGCCCATAGAGGCTCCTTCTTGTGGTGGGTGGTTGTCATGCCCATGTTCCTGCCAGAACCTGGTGGGCATGGCGAAGATACCACAACGCGGCCGGGCGCGTAATCCCGGAGCGTTCTGGGCAATCACTAAAATCTGGTCGCGTCCTTATAAAAGCGTGGGCTGCAATAGAGCAGATAAATAGATTGCCCTTCCCATGAGCCGGCATGGTTAAAAACCGGCATATATTCCAGTGAGTAATTAGCGCACTCACTGAAATATAAAAATAACGTTCTCTACAAAATGTCGCTTCAAGGTGGCGGGATTCTCACACCCTATATTCAGGAGGGGTTATGCACGATGACGAATTACACACAGCTTTTATGAATGCGCGCAGTTCTGAACGGTTGCAATTACTTGAGCTGTTAGAGAGCAAACTTGATCGCCTTGCGGCCGATAAAACCTCCCGCGACCAGGTATTCAGTGCGCTAAAAGACTGGATCAACCTTCGCCGCCCCTCCGCCAACGAAACCAAGCCGGAGACAACGCAATGATGGCGTTCTTCTTCTCACTCGCTGCTGTTTGGGCGGTTATCTCCATGGGATTGGTTGGCTGGGTTATCTACCGCTATTGCAAATTTTGCCGTGCATTCAATCGGCAGTGTTTGCCGCCAGAACAACGCAATTACGACTAGGAACAACAATGGCTGACCAAATCGATATAGCTCAGGAGCGGCATCAACTGGTTCTTGAGTCTCAAATCGCTAGCGCTCGTCCACAGCCGTGTGGGCCTTCTGCGTTCACTTGCGAAACCTGCGATGCACCGATACCAGAAGCACGCCGCGCTCTCGTTCATGGCGTAACGCGCTGCGTTACCTGCCAGGAAATCCATGAAGCCAAAGCACGACATATCAGAGGTAACCCATGAACAAGCCCGCCCTTAAATGGCTCGGCAGCAAAGCCCGTATCATCGACACACTGCGCCAGCATCTGCCGGAAGGGAAACGGCTGGTTGAGCCGTTCGTCGGCTCCGGTGCAGTATTCCTCAATACCGACTATGACAGTTATCTGCTGTGCGATATCAACAGCGATCTGATCAATTTCCACAACGTCGCAAAAAACCATCCTGAGGTGCTGATCCGCGAAGCGCGCCACCTGTTCAAGGAGCACGCCAGCGAGGCTGGATATTACGCTGTGCGGGCCGACTTCAATCTGTGCTGTGACAGCAATTTCATCTATCGCGCCGCGCAGTTCCTTTACCTGAACCGCCACACCTTCAACGGTGTATGCCGCTACAACCTGCGCGGCGAGTTCAATTCGCCGTTCGGTCATCGAATGGCGCCCTACTTTCCAGAAGACGAGACCAGAGCCTTCGCGGAAAAGGCGCAGGCCAAAAAAGCGGTATTCCTGTGCTGTACCTTCCCGGAAGCGATCAGGATGGCCCAGGCCGGCGACGTGATTTATTGCGATCCGCCTTACATCCCAGCCAGCGCCACCGCCAGCTTTACCAGCTATCACACTGACGGCTTTACCAACGAGCAGCAGCAAAAGCTGGCCCGCATGCTGCGCATCGCCGCTAAACGCGGCCGTCACGTCGTAGCGTCGAACAGCGAGACAGACACAGCCAAGGCGCTGTACTCCGATTTTGCTATCACCACGCTCACTGCCCGCCGGTCGGTCAGCGCTAAAGCTGCCAGCCGTGCAGATGCTGGCGAGATCATCGCAACCATGAGACCACAAGATACCGGTATCGGCTGGTATCAAAAGATAGGGGCAGGTAACTCCGAGTGACGAATAACTCACGCGGACGACGCCAGCCATCCCCGCCGCTACCCTATCCGGGCAGCGGCGCGGTTGCCCCTAATTTTTCCTTCTCCTGGAACGCACCGCGCCCAGCAGTGAACCCTTATTTGGATGAACCATTCCAGCCCTCCCCAAATCTGCAATCGCTGGCCGATATCATCGCTCTGTACGCTAACGAGCGCCGTGACCTAGCCGAACACAAAGAAGCTCTGGCCGAAGCCGCCTGGCGCAAATTTTTCAACACCGAAGAACGCGACCCTGAGCTGCAAGACTTCCTCCAAGAAAAACGGCTGGGCCAGGCCCAACTGACGAAGACAATGCAACAGCATGATCCAGCGCTGGCCGCCCAGGCAGACCTGAACGCTCAACCAAAATTTATCCGCCAACCGCTGCAACAGCGGGTCGATTATCTGCGCCGGGAACACGGCGACGATCGGGCCAATGCGTTTTTATGCGACATCGTAAAAAGCGAATTGGCACGGTTGGAGGCGGTACGTAACCGCCAGCAAAGTATCGGATTTCGTTACATGGCAGGCCGCGACGGCCTGGACGCCCTATTGGATTTGCCTCAACTGTACCAAGACGAGGTGAAAGGATTGGCCGTGAAAGTTGCAGCCCATATGGAACTGCGATTTATCGATCTCTATGAAGAGATAGTCGACGACCCCGACAACATCCCGCTGGATGATTTGTTGCAGCTGTACCGCCTGGTTGCCGATGAAGCGGCGAAGTTGTCCGTACAGCCGCCGGGCTATCATGCGTTACTGCACCAAGGCACCCGCCGCGCGGAGATCCCCTATCACCTGATACACGGTGCGCTGGCCCGCCTGCGCTGCTCGGACTGGTGGTATCGCAAATTATGGCGGCTACGCTGCGAATGGCGCGAAGCCCAGCTCCGCTCCGTCTGTCTGGTAAGCAAACACGCATCCGTCTACATCAGCCACGACGCCTTGCTGCATAAGCGCGAACAGCGCCGCAAAGCCATGGAGTTTTTCAAGGCGCACGAACTGGTCAACGACGACGGCGTCACCCTATCGATGGAAGACGTGATCGCCGCCAGCAACAGCAACCCGAAACACCGCCGTAACGAAATGATGGCCTGCTCCAAAGGATTGGAACTGCTGGCAGAAATGCGCGGCGACTGCGCTGTTTTCTATACGATCACCTGCCCGTCGAAATATCACGCGACGCTGTCGAGCGGAAAGCCTAACCCGAAGTGGAACCACACCACCCCGCGGGAAACCAGCGACTACCTGGTTAATCTGTTCGCCGGTATCCGCAAGGCTATGCACCGCAAGGGGCTGCGCTGGTACGGCGTGCGCGTCGCTGAACCGCACCACGACGGAACAGTCCACTGGCATCTGCTGTGCTTTATGCGCAAGAAAGACCGAAAGGCGATCACCACATTGATGCGCAATTTCGCCATTCGTGAAGACCGCGCCGAGCTGGGGCCAGGCCTGGGCAAGAACATCAAGCCGCGTTTTGACGCCGAGCTGATCACCAAGCGGAAAGGCACGCCGACGTCCTATCTGGCGAAATACATCAGTAAGAACGTGGACGGCCGCGGGCTGAAAGACACCATCAGCAAAGAGACCGGCAAATCGCTGAAAGACACGGTAGAGAACGTCACCGCCTGGGCATCGCTGCACCGCGTGCAACAGTTCCGCTTCTTCGGCATTCCATCACGTCAGGCTTATCGTGAATTGCGTTTGCTAGCCGGACAGCTCAACCGGAAGCAAGATCCACAACAGCCGAGAAAGCCCGGCGCCCAGTTGCTGGCCGACAAGCAGATGGACGCCGTGCTGGCTGCCGCTGACGTCGGCTGCTTCGCGACCTACATCAGTAAACAGGGCGGCGTGTTGGTTCCTCGCAAATACCACGTTGTCCGCACCGCTTACACTCTGGCAGACAAGCCCAACACCTACGGCGATCACGGCACGCAAATCTATGGCATCTGGTCGCCACGCCTGGGCGATAACTCCCGCATCTGCACCCACACCGGCGACTGGCAAATGGTGCGCAAGACGGCCAGCGACACCCCGAACCCAGCGACCGACGCCACCGGCGGCGATCGCTTCGGGTTTGACGTTGACCGTCAGGGCGGCCCCTCCGCCCCTTGGACTCGTGGCAATAACTGTCCCCTTGAACAAGATCCGAACAGTTTAGAGGCCGGGATTGCCGCACATGGAGAGCCGAAAGGTACTGATTTTGAAAGGTTGGGATACAAAGAACGGCGCGATTTACTGACGCGGTTGAGAAATATGGACCAGAAAACACTGAACTGCAGGCCTGAAAAGCGACCACTTACACTAGGAGAACGGGCGCTATCTTCACAACATGATAATTTAATCGAGAAATTGGATGACTATGCTTACACAATCGGGATAGATATCAGCAGATCGGCACTGCGAAGGCTAGTCATGGGACACACTGTCAATATCCAAAGTATCGAATATCGAGCCGGACATGACGGTATTATATATCGAGAGAGGCGAGCAAGAGATCTGCGCGTTAAAAACTTGATGAGAAGAGTGAAAAAAATCCAGAGTTGGAGTAAGCTTTAAATTCTTACCCATTAGAAAGTTTAAAAGGTTATAATTAAATGAGTAATAATATCATTGTAAATACAAAATTACAGTCCCTTGGCTACACAGGAAAAGTATACAGATTCTTTGATAAAGAAGAATATGCCAATGAGTTTTGCCAAGGAAAAATACGAATTAGCACCCTTAATGCCTGTCGAGATTATGAAAATGCAGAGCAAGGTGATAAAGGTGAAGCGACTTGGAAACATAGCATAAGTTTAGTGAATGATTATGAACCAAGCAAAAAACAAATTGAAGCCTTAAGATGGGCTGGGGTTAGAGTAGACCCCGAGTCGAGAGGAAACTCCTTTGCGGACATTACAGCAAGAAGAAGATTAGATGATGCTTACATTTTGTGCACTACAAAATATTTTGACCCAGATATATTTTCTGACTCATTTGGTAAATACTGTGTTGAAATATCCAATGCACACAAATTTTGTGTACTCGTTACTGAACAGATAGCCAGGATTCACAAGAATACAAGAATTCAAGCGTTATATGATGACGTTCATTACTTGGACAGAGAAGGTACGGATCTAAACGTACCAAAAGTAAACATTGGTTTTATAAAACCGGCTATTCCTTATGCAGTTCAAAAAGAGTTTAGATTCTTGTGGCTTTTTTTAGATCAAAACCCTGTTTTGAACAAGCTTGACATTCAATGCAAAGAATTATCTAAATTATGCACAAGGGTAAAATAAATTAGCTATCAAATCCCACACCAATACACGGGAAATAATAATTTAATCATGAAATGTCATTTGCAGCATTAAAAATTTTACTCACCTCTCCAGCAAGAGAATTGAAATGATTATTCAACCCAGCACAAAAAACAATAGCTTTTTCTTTAAAGAAAATCGAAGCTCACTAGCCATTTTCTTTATATTATTCTTCTTTGGGCTAACAATCACCATCATGGGGTTTATTAATGAATATGGGAGTCAATGGCTTTTTATTTCACCAGCATTGACAGCAACCACAGTATTATCATGGGTTAACAGCACATGGATAGGTGTTCTGGCAATTCATGGCACCCTGGTTGCTCTCACCATATCTTTTATTGGAATGATAATAAACCAAATTTCAGATTCCGTGGAAGAGTCCTATCACTCCGTTAACAGGAAAATAATACTTAGAAACTTCAATTTTTCAAGCTTCAGTTTAAATTCTGTATTATATTTGATTTATGGAATTTTCTTTTACTCTTTTGGTGGCGGCTTGATAGTTTACTTTATATCTATCATTGCATCTCTTTTATTTTTCTTAAATTACCTACGAATTTACCACTCTCTATATAAAGTAATAGAAAATAATGAACAAGCTGGTCTGATTATGCTCAGCGAAATAAAGCTATGCACAAAACTTCTAGACGATGAGGTTGCAGAGCCGTATCTTATCACAAGGGAATTTCTCGAAATAAACAATAAATTTAATAACATCGTCCCTATTAGAGCAATTACATCATCAACACCCGGCGCAACTTATGAGACAATTTCTTTTGATGAAAATAAAAAAATATCAAAATTAAATATTAATAAATTTAAAAAATTATCTAATGAAATAAAAAAAATAGATGACACGACATCTGTAAGCATAATGATTGATCACTTTCACAAAGGCAGTGAAATAAAGATAACTTACTCGCTTATCGGTAACAAAAGCATATCTGATAAAAAACTTAGCAGGTTAATAGTCTCTTGCTTTGAAATAAAAGAAAAACCGGAGTTTTACAAATATCACAAAATATTATTAAGCTCCACATTTAGAAGTATTTATAGTTCCATGATTTCCAGCAAAGATCTATTCACTCAATTTTCATTAGACTCATTTATAGCATTAAGCACTGAAAGAAATATATCGGATAACATATCTAAACTAGAAGACTTTTTCTACAAACAAAACAAAACAAAACAATTGAATGTATTCATATTGCGTGATTTTTTTAAAAAATTTGTTAATAGTGTCGTAAAATCAAGTTATAATGACAATGGTAAAGCCTTTAGCTTTATGCTAAATTACCCATACGACCGTTTAGAAAAAGAAGATTTTAAGACATATCTCCATCAATTAAATACCTCATTCGGTTATCATGTGACAACTTCCCGGAACAATGAAACAAACCTTGGGAAATACCTATCATGGCTAGCCAAAATGATTACCAGACGTGACTACGAATTCTTTCTAATTGCATCAAAGCACTTTACAATTAAACGATTCGGATTTTCAATCCCTGCAAATAGAAAAATAAAGGCAAGTCATCACATGCTAATAATGGCAATGAAATGTTATTTTTCGTTGCTACTAAACAGACTCGATTATATATCATCAAATTATAACGATGAAGATGAAATGGAAAATGAAAAAAAAGAAATTATTAAATGCATTAAGGCATGGTCACACCCTGAAGCAATAAATGGCATTTATTATATTGAAGAGACTTACGCAAACCTTTTTTCGCCGCATCTTGATTATGTAACCCCATTCGATGATATAAACATAAGAGAACGGGAGTCAGGCATTTCATATATATCAGAAGTGTACTCCTTTGCTGATTATGCTGTTGCACTAATTTTGATTTTGAATAATAAACTCAACCCTAGCAGCCAGTGCGCAAAAGATATTACATCTGAAGATAGTGCGGGCGATACAATACTTTTCCTCAATAGTGTTAAGAGCAAATTACATGAGGATTTCTTAGAAAAAATTGCCTTAGATATCATTACTAATAAAGAAGACGTACAATTTAGAGTCAGAAAAAGAGAGAAAGTAATTGATTCAGTAGTTGCAAAAATAGGTTGATAAATCAGTCTACATATAGATGCAAAAACGTGCACAATTTTGCACAATAATTCGATCTCCACTATTGCGAACCTGCGCCAATGCTGGCGCGGGTTCGATCTACTTTGGATCTTGCACAAAAAAGAGGGTGTGAGACGCGCAGGCGAGGCGGGGGAGCAAGCGCGCGCTTTGGGGTATGGGAAGGGGGTCATGTGTTGCCTGAGTGGGTCGCTGTGAGGCTCTCGCCGTCGTGATGCTATTGAGGTGATGAACAGGCGTTAACGCGCCAGCGGCCCGCATAGCGCGGCTGGCGGTGGGGAACGATTCGAAGTGATAGGCGTGGCGCGTGATGGGGCTACTTGATGTGGGATGGCCGCCATAGACAGCGGCGGCCGTGCTGCAGCGCCGGGGTTACTCTACATCGAGCAGTGCATACGGATTGAAGCGGATCACTTCCTCCCCCATCCAGTCGTTGACGTGCTTCATGGCTTCCATGATGGGCGTCAGCTCATTGATGGCGAACACCCGCGCCGCTTTCTCCACGTCGCCGAAGGTGCCGTTACCTTCCGGCATGGCGCCCATCAGCTGCGGCGGCACGCGGTGCGCGGCGAGGATATCGTCACGCGTGGCGGACTTGACGCCCAGGAATTCATCCTTGGCTGAGATCTGGCTAAACGGCAGGATCTGCACCGAGTCCTTACCGCCGTTAGGCGCGTGCAGCAGGATGTTTTTGAACGCCCCGCCGCGGCGCGTGTCGGTCAGCGTCTTCTTAAGCTTGTCGAGGCTCTCCTGATCGGCGATGGCGCTGTTGACATAGACGATACAGCCGGCATGGCTGCCGTTGTCATAGTACAGCTTGCGGAACGTGTCGGCCGAGTGCGAAAGGTTCGCGGATAGCAGGCCCGCGAAATATTCCGGCATGCCGTAGATCTCCTGGTGAATGTCCGGGTTGATCACATGGCAGACGGCGCCGGTTGGAAACTGATAATCATCAAACCCCGCCTGGATAAACCAGTAAGTATCCAGGTCAGAGCCGCGGCGCGTGTACTTCGCCAGCGTGTGGTGCAGTGCCAGCGGCCCGCCTAACACGTTACGGCGCAGCTCCAGGTAAGCATTACCGAACACCACCCAATCCATGGCGAAGGCGGAGAACGCCTGGCGTGACAGCAGCTTGTGCGGGATGAAACAACCAGCCAGCACGTTACGCTTGAATATCAGCGCCGACTGGTGCCAGCTGGCGTGGCCGAACTGGCGAGCCAGCCCGTACCAGCTGATCGGCGTATCGTTGACGACCATAATAACGGGGAGTTCAACCCCCGCCATGGGAGGCCATCATGTTTGTTTGCCCGATCTGCGGTACTATGGCCCGCACCCGCACCAGTCGCCGTCTCAGTGAAATGACGATACGCCAATATCATCAGTGTCAGAATTTCGAATGCATTATCACGTTCACGACGCTAAACAGCGTTGAAAAGCTGGTAACAAAGCGCGACCCGCGCGAAGAATTACCGCCCGACTTTATCCCGCAAGACGCCTTCCCAACGTCCCACTATGGGCGTGATCAGCTGAACCTGTCACTATGA